TACGTACTCAGGTGTGATTTCTTCAGCTTGCTTTCCTGCGCCACGGAAGGCGTAGGAAATCATCTGATCAACGTCGACCGTAGTCTGGTTGTATGTATTGGAATATGCCACGGCTTATTTTTTCCCGCGTTTAGTTTTACCGCCCTTTTTCATGCCGCTTGCAGCGCCGCGCTTCCAATCAGATAGGCTTGGTCCTTGACCGGGAGCATATCTATAAACTAAATCATCAGGACGATTTGCAGTTTTTGGTAAATCACTAAGTCTAGGTGTTGGCATCTGAACCGGTCTTACTTCAACGTCTTTACCGTCAATATTCATCGTAGGTGTTCTTCCAACACCCGATGGCATTTTAACTGGTTTGGCATTTTTAAAATCTATGTCATCAACCAATCTACCTTCAGCCATTTTTTTAACTTTGCCGCCAGTTTTTAACTTAGACAAATCGGTGTGCTTTTTCTCATGCAACTGATCATCGTGCATTTTAAATGCTTTTTTGATCATTTGCTTGTCTTGCTTAACGTCGCCACCTTCTTTGTAGTGACCGCCAGCGCACATCATTTTGACGTTTTGTTTAAAATCTTTCATTAGCGTCCTCTTCCAGCTGCTTTCTTCATTACCTTCTGTGGCAGGTTGGCTTTAGCTTTACCAGCTTTAATAAACTCTTTGCCTACCTTCTTAGGAATGCCAATGTTGCTTTTGCCTGCGGCAGCAGCATACATGGCTTTTTGCTGTTGTTTAGATTCGATTGGCATGTTAGTCCTGATTTGGGTTAACACCAGATGGCATAGCGCCATAATTAGTTTGTCCCATAGGATTGCTCATTTGGTTGGCAATTCCCGACAAACCTGTGCCATTACCGCCAGCTAGTTGCTGTTGACGCAAAAGTTGTACCTGCATTGCAGGTGGCAACTTACGCATTTCTTGCAACAATGCAAGACGATGCGCGTCTTCATAAGAATTTGGGCCAGTCAACAAAGGTTGTGTTGGCATGCCGGCAGCCATGGGTGCTGTTTGACTACCGGCAGCCATCTTTTTTACTTCACCACCTTTTTTGTACTTGTTTGGGCCGCCTTTAGCGCCAGATTTAGCATCCGCCATTTTAGCGTTGTCGCTTACTTTTTTAGCTTTTGATGAGCCAGCGGGTTTGCTTTTCTCTTTAGCAACGTCGCTGCCCTTCATGGCTGGCTTAACAGCTGCCTTAGATGGAGCTGCAGCTTTAGCTGGCTTGATATCTTTGGCTTTTTCGATGCTGTCATAGTCGCCAGATTTTTTCTTAGCGCCGTATACACCTACTGCGCCGCCGTCTTTATATTTGCGAACAGTTCCCATGGCTTTTTTAGCACGGCCACCTTTTTTCATGGTGGTAGTAGTTTCGTCTTCAACATCAGGCGTTGTGCCTTTCATGCCAGCGGTCATTTGGCGCTTAGGACCTTCGTCTTTTTCTTTAATAGCAGGCACGCCTTTTTTAGCGACGCCGCCTTTTTTCATAATGTTCTTAACTGCTACAGCGCCGCCTTCTTTGAAGCACTGCATCTTGGGTAATGTCTTAAAGCCGTCCATGGGGTTTTCCTCGAGGTTATTGGATTGTAGGGTGATCAGCCCTTATATCTACTAATGCACAAAAACAGGGGTTTACGCCCCTAAAAACAATGCCCGTTCGCGTTTGCGGCGGTTGATAAGTACTTCTGGTTTATTCCAGTTTAGGATCGCATCTGCTGCGCCCTGCATGTCATTTTGGTTGATTTTCTTAACTACGGTAGAGTTAGAAAAATTAGTGCCTCCAATATTGAAACAGAGGCTGTATAGGGCGTCGAATTGGTGTTGCTGGAGGGGTACCTTTACCGAGGTCTCAACGGCCTCGCTACACCACTTTAAATCCTTCCTAAGCAGCTCTTCTACCTGATCATCTGTCAGGGTGGCTGTCAGCAGATACTCTTCATCGGTTTTGATGAGGTGGCCAACACCAATCGTCCAAAGACCCTTGGAGTCTTGGTATGCCTTGTTGCGTGAGCCTTCTTCTTTGGTAATAAAGTCTAGGGTGGATTTTGCGATTGCCATGAGGTTTTCTTCAATCTGGGTATATCGGTTTGTGAAGTGAAAGGCTGCAATTATGCCTAAACACCACATTAGTACTACTAAAGTTTTTTTCATTTTGGCTCCTTTCTTTACGCTAGTATAGCGTAAATTGGGGGGTCACTTATTTACTTAGTGAGTCGTATTGGGCGTAGCAGGCTTGGAGGCTGGAGCGGAGGAGGTCTGCTCTGGCAGCTTCCCTAACAAGAAATTCTGCATCCTCGGCAGAAAGGGCTCGCCCAGTTCCGTCTTGTCCATTTGCGGCGTCTTGGGCGCGACTGGGACGTTTACGCAGCTCGCTAACAGCATCGAGCAGCTGAGTATTAATAGCTTGAATTTGTGCATCTTTTTCAGTCCTTATTTGGTCTGCTTCTGCTTGGTGTCGTTGTTCGGTTTCTTGGACAAGTCGGGTTTGTTCCAGCTTATATGTTTCAAAGCGGCTAGACTCAAAATGATACCCGCTATACCAAGCGGCAGAAAAAATAACAGCAGCAGCAATAATTTTGGCATAAGTTAAAATAGATAAAGGAAACATTATTCACTCTTTTGAGTTGCAGCCTTTGCACCAATCATCACGCCAGATCCACCTAATGTGGTAGCTAGCCCCATGCCTAATTTTTCCAAGTCAATCTCGGTGCCATGAAACGCGGCAAATAGTGCAATACCTAAAAAACCAATAACGCAAATTACTGCACAAAAACGTGCAGCGCAGTATGTCTGGTTGTCGTCTTCGGTAAGGATGTCTTTAAACAGTTTCATTTTTGGTTACCTGCTAGTAGCGCAACTACCACAGCGATAAGTTGCATGGTCCATTGCCGCGTGTCCCCTGTGGACAAACATGGTATCCAGTCTAATATACAGATTGATCCGATAGTTGCTGATACGCCCACAACATAAACTAATAACCAGATCAAAACTTGTCTGTAGTTATTGCTGTTCATTTAATTTGGCTTGGTGGCAAAGTAGTGGCTTATAAAGCCAACAAACGAGCTCAATGCAGAGACCACCATCATGCCTGCCCACATACCGCCTTTAGATTTATTTGCCAACTCACAAAGTTGCTCAACTGATTTTTCGAGTTTGTCGATCTTTTTCTCAAGCGAATCAACCGTTGCAACAAGTTGACCATACTTAAATATGTCGATTTGGTTATCGTGGTCCATTTAATTAGCCAATCAATGCTGTTACTTCAGCTTGTGTTAGTCCTAATGCTGTTAGTTTAGCTAGTGCAGAAGCCTTTGCATCTTTAGCGTTGATGATGCGGTACTGATTACCCCCAAAAGCACTGTTCGAGTTGACTTGAACGGCTGTGGGCGCTGAGGTAGCAGCCGTAAGCACTACGGTGTTACCTAACGGAGTGAAGGCTGCGGATACGCTCATTGTACGGTTTCTTCCTTTTGTTCTGGTGCAGGTACTTGTGGATCTGCCTGATTCTTAATGTTTGCTAACAAATTCCATGCACCTGTTTTGGTCGGTAATTCACCTAACATTTGCAAAATGTAGTTCACTTCGTTAACAGACAATTCCAGTTTAATTGTTACATCTTCCATTTATATCCCCTTACGGTTGTTAAAAATTACTTAGCAATAGCTTCTTCAAAAGGTGTTAAATCATTAGAGCCATAATATTCTGCACCTTTAGCAATTTGAATTTCAAGGTGTTCTTTATTGCGCTTAACTGTATCAGCCCATTCTGCATCAGTCATATCAGCAGGTTTTCCTGCGTTGATAAGGTTTACAGAATCCATAGCTGCTTTATAGTCTTGTGCTACTTGTTGTTCGTGTGTCATTTCAATCATTTTTATGCTCCTAATTTAGCTTGTAATGCGGCGATTTGCGCTGCTTGGGTTGTTACTAAGGTGTTAAGTTCTTGGATTGCTTTAAGAAGGACTACAGTTAAGCGTTCATATTGGAAGCCTTCGACTTCGCCTTCTGCGCCATAAGATACCAATTCTTTAATGCCAGCTTGGTCAACTTCATCAGCAATAATACCGAAATGGTCTAAAGTTTGGTCATCGCCTTCAGATTTAGATTTGTAACGAACTGGTCTGAATTTATTGACATCAATAGATTCTAAATCACGAATATCTTGCTTGTATTTCAATGCTGAAGTAGAACGAACAAACTGACCGCTAGATGTAACGAACATATTGGCAGCACTAGCAGTTGTGCTTACATAGGCTTTAGGAACAAAAATGTCTTTGTTGTTATCTAGCCACAAATTAGGATTACCATCACCATCAGATAACACAATGTAGTTACTTGATGTACGGATGTCTAGGCTGTTTTGATTGCCTGAGTAAGCACCAACAATAGTATTTTTAGAACCACTTGTCATTAAGTTACCAGCAACAGAACCTAAAAATGAGTTATAAGTTCCTGTTGTAGCGTTTTGTCCAGCAAACGCACCTACATAAGTATTAACACCATTTCCAGCAGAACCTAAATTGTGTGTTTGACCAGCTTGATAGCCTAAGAAAGTATTGTATGTAGAAACAGAGGTAGTATAACCAGCCTGCATACCAAAGAAAGCGTTACTTGCACCAGTAGTATTAGCATACCCAGCTTGATAGCCTACTGCTGTGTTATTAGAAGCGGTGGTGTTTGACTTCAAAGAACCTGTTCCAACAGCCACATTATATGAACCTGTGGTGTTGCTATACATAGCTGGCAAAATTGAAGAACCAGCATCATATCCACCGATTGCTGTATTTGATTGACCTGTTGTATTTGCAGTAAGGACATTATCACCAACTGCTGTAATACCAGTTCCTGTTGTGTTTGCAGAAGCCGCTTCTCTGCCCAATCCTGTATTTCTTGCTCCTGTGTTTGTAGCTAATGCTCTATAACCAAAAGCTGAACTTCCATCTGCTGTGGTAGTGCTATATAGAGCTTGATAACCTACTGCTGTGTTATTAGATGCGGTGGTGTTTGCTTGAAGTGATTGGAAACCTAAAGCGGTATTGTTAGCGCCTGTTGTATTAGAATATAAAGCCGAGTTACCAAAAGCCGCATTATAGCCTCCTGTAGTATTTGCCAATAGCGCATTGCAACCAAAAGCATCTACCGCACCAGTTGTGGTGGCTCTTGCAGCTTGGTATCCAACCGCAGTATTTGCAATTCCAACGCAAACATCGCTATATAATGCTTGATAACCTAAAGCAGTTACAACTCCACTAGTATTGTGGGTATACCCAGCTTGATAACCTACTGCTGTGTTATTAGATGCGGTGGTGTTTGATGCAAGGGCTTGATAACCACCAGCAAAGTTATTGTTTCCAGAAGTATTTACCTGTAATGCTCCTTGACCAATAGCTGTGCTATTACTACCTGTGCTATTAGCTTGCATAGCATATTGACCAATAGCTGTTAGATAACTACCTGTGGTATTTGATTGTAATGCTGCCTGACCAAAAGATGAATTATTTGTTCCTGTAGTAGTTCCATAACCAGAAGCTGCACCAATAAAAGTGTTATAAGCACCTGTCGTATTACTATACCCAGCCTGATAGCCTACTGCTGTGTTATTAGATGCGGTGGTGTTTGCTTGAAGTGCTTGATTGCCAATAGCAATATTGTAAGAACCAGAAGTATTTTGATAAAGCGATTGCAAACCAAATGCAGAATTATAGCTACCGCTATTATTGTTACTTAAAGATTGGTAACCAAATGCTTGGTTTTGTTGCGCTGAAGTTGCTGATGGTAAAGCATATTGACCAAAAGCTGAATTATATCCACCAGTATTTGTAGCTGCTAAAGCACCATTACCTACAACAGTATTACTAGAAACACTACCACCACCCTTACCAACAGTAAGACCTGATATAGAAGCGTCATTAGCTAAAGTTAAGCTAGTGCCGTTAAAGGTCATATTGGCAGAACCAGCCAATGAACCGCTAGAGTTGTACTGAACTTGAGTATTGGAGCCACCAGCAATACCAGCACCGCCTTTACCAGCGATGATCTGCACAACACCGGCGTTGTCTTTATAGTACAACTTGCCGTCGGTGATGTTGATTGCCAACTCACCATTGACGAGGTTAGCGGCCAACGGCGCTGTAGCCGCTGTGGTGCTGTAGTATAACGAAATTGGTGTGTAGCCCGTAGCTGCCATATTTATTCCTTATTAAGGTATGCTAATACTTCTTTTGGTTTTACAAATCGGTCGTTTTTATGTTCAACAAACTCCCACCATAGGAATTGGTTTTCTACTAAAGTTGACCGATCTTTTAGTAGGTTAATATTTTCTGGGTGGCCAAAAATAAAAGGATCTGATACTGACCACAACACTATTCCACTTTTGCCTTCATCCCACGCAAGGTGTTGAAAAAAGCTGTCAACGCCAATCCATGTTTTGCACTCCCTAAGCAACTGTCTTAACTCGCTTATTGGCAAGTTTTTTCTAAAGTCTGGTACCAGTTGCTTTTCGCCTTCTATTCCTACTTGGATAATTGGCTTGTCAATCTGACTAATCAATTCTTCCCAGTAAGGATAGTTCTTTGGGTTCTGTTTACCATTGCGCAGTTTTTGTGCATACGGGGCTATGATAATCATGTGTATAGCTTCCTGTACGCGTCTTCTAAACTGCCTTTCCATTTCCACTGATCCATTTTGCCGTATATGTTATACGGGCCAATGTCACCAAATAACTTCTCTGCTTGCGCTATTGATCTGCCGGGAACCACTTCAGGGTAGCATGTAAAAACTTCAGGGCTACGTATTGCAGGCAAAACATGACTAAATACAATGTGATCGCCAAGACCGCAATTGAGTACCACAATGGTCTTATCACGATACTGCAAAACATTCCTAAAAATTTGTTCATCATAATCATACATCTCGCGTCTTGTTTCACTGCGAATCCCACCTTGTGGGTTCTTCATGTGCCATGTTACGGCATCTGGTACCGCTAAAATGCTGTAGCCTCTGCGGTGCAAGTTATAAGTAAATAGCGTCTCTTCTCTGTGCGCCACTCGGGACAAACCCAAATTATAATCTTGCACACCAGCGCGATACAAGAAGGTGCAATGTAAATGCTCAACTTCTCTTGCTGTTGCTATCTTGCCCCACTGCACGTTGGGCTCACTATCAATGTTATCAATCTTACCGGTAACATTTCCGGTGTTTGGCATATATGGCGGGGTTAACACCGAACCACCTACAGCACCTAAATTGGGCCAGATTTGTGTCCAATGATACAAATTCTCAAGCACGTTGGCTTCCGGTATTGCGTCATCATCACAACGCCAAACCCAATCGTAGCCCATCGTATTTGCGCGTTGGTGGATGTGGTGCTGACCTTTTTTATCAGCGTACTGCCACTCCCATGCAATACCTTTTGCATCTAACATTTGAAAAAAGTATTGGTAAATCATCTCACTGCGCATGTCTTGTGGCTTGTCATTATCATCAAACACAACCAGCTTATCTACTGGTTTGGTTTGGTTAATAATAGCGTTTAATACTAGTGGCAGTGTTGTAAAGTACCTCCCGCGTGTTGCCACGGAGCAGAGAACTTTACTCACTTGCAGTCCACCGACAAATCATCAAGTTGCAAGGATTTGACGCGTCAATCTTTTGTGGTACATCTGTAATCTCGCCGTGCTCGTTGATGTAATTAAACTCAAAGCCCGAAAAGTGACGTTCGTTCAATCCATGCAGCTTATGATGTGGCCCCCAAAATCCGGGTGGCTCATTCATTGGCACAGTAATCAACAAACGCTTACAGTGCTTTTTAAGATTCTCAACAATCTCCATGCCGGTGTCAAGGTGCTCAATTACTTCAAACGCCACAATGGTGTCATACTGTTCTAGCTCGTAGGTGTTGATGTCACACCATTCAAACTTAGCGTTGTACCCCCAGTCTTGTTCTTTAGCAACTTCAACAATGATTGGGTCGTAGTCTACGCCGGTATACTCAATGTCTTTTGGAAAAAATTGAATACCATAACCATTTGAACAACCAATTTCTAAAATTTTTTTACCGAGCAGATTTTTTGCTGCCCAGTTGTATCTTGTTACTTCGCGTGGGTATACCGTATCGCCTTTTAGAAATACTGCGCGTTCCCAAAAGTTTGATAAGCGCCAGCGGTACCATTCTGTGTTGTACTTTTTAGCTAACCTTAATGAGTTAATTAAAAAGATGTTGTCCCAACCTTGTACTAAATTGGCGTCGTGCATGGTGCCTTCGCCTTTGTGGTAGATTGGAAAGCCGCCTGTATATTGCGTTCCATCCCACAACTTTTCAAACACTTCTAATACTTTAAAGCCAGCTTTTTCAGCTTCAATGCAAAATTCAGTATCTTCTCCGCCGCCTACGCCGTACTCTTCGTTTAGTAATCCGATTGTATCGAATACTCTGCGGTGAATCATAACACAAAAGAACACTGCAAAATCACGACCCGCTGGTTCAGAATTTCCTTTAATAATGCAAGAGATTCCACAGTTTGGATCAACAAATGGCCTGTCTAAAATGTCAAGCCACTGGTTTTGATTTTGTTCCAACAAAACAGTGTCGTTATTTAACAAAACAATTTTGTTGCATGTTGCAACCTTAATGGCTGCGTTATTTGCTCCTGAGTACCCAAGTGCTTTGTCTGACCAAACCACTTTTAAATTGGGCACTGCTGTTGCCAAATAATCTAAGTATGCTTTTGTGTTATCTACACAACCGTTTGCGGATATAATTAATTCAATGTCTTCTAAGTTGGTATACTTAACAATTGAATCCACACACGGCTTTAAATACTTTTCACAATGATTGTAAGTTGGTATTACAATGCTATATTTCATATTGTCCTCAAAGTTCATACGAACTTATATTATATTACTAAAATGTTCCGCCTGTCACCCCGCCGGTAAAGGCGTTAGTTACGGAATTGTATGTTAAGCCAGTGTTTACATAAGGGGCTTGGCTGCCTGTTGTTCCAGAAACAAAAGTAACGTATCCGGGGTTTAGGGTACTGGTGGTGGTTACGGATATGGCTGTTGGAGTCACACCACTGTAACCAGAGATGCCGCTGTAGCCGGAGATACCGCTATAGCCAGAAATACCACTGTATCCACTGTAGCCAGAGATACCGCTGTAACCAGAGATACCGCTAAAACCGCTGTAACCAGAGATACCACTGTAGCCAGAAATACCGCTGTAGCCAGAAATACCGCTGTAGCCAGAGATACCAGAATATCCGCTGTAACCAGAAATACCAGAATATCCGCTGTAACCAGAGATACCGCTGTAACCAGAGATACCGCTGTAACCAGAGATACCGCTGTAACCAGAGATACCGCTGTAACCAGAGATACCGCTGTAACCAGAGATACCGCTGTAACCAGAGATACCGCTGTAACCGCTGTAGCCAGAGATACCAGAATATCCGCTGTAGCCAGATATGCCGCTGTAACCAGAGATACCAAAATATCCGCTATAACCAGAAATGCCGCTGTAGCCTGATTTTCCGCTGTATCCGCTAAAACCACTAAAACCAGAGAAACCGCTTATGCCGTTTGCAATGGCAAAAATGATTGGTAAATTGTTTGCAAATCCGGTTGTGCCTGTACCCGAAGAGCTTACCAATGAAGCGGGGATTGTATAGTATCCACCAGCGTTTGTTGGGGTTCCAGTGATAATCCAAGTTTGTTGGTTAGCACTGTTGCTTTGATCTTGAATAACAACTTCTTCAGTCGTTGCAAGCAAAGCCAAAAATACGCTAATGTCAACACCATTTGCTGCCGTTGTGCTGACGTTTAATTGTGTTGCACTTGTTTGTGTGGCGTTGTTCCACAACAAATAATCTATTCCGGGGTTACCGCTGGTAGCAGAAGTATTTGCTTTATAAAAATAATAACTGCTTGATATACCGCTTGCGCCGCTGTAACCTGATATTCCGGAACCGCTGTAACCAGAGATACCGCTGTAACCAGAGATACCGCTGTAACCAGAGATACCGCTGTAGCCAGAATAGCCACTAAAACTAGAATAACCAGATGTGCCAGAATACCCGCTATAGCCGCTATAGCCGCTTATTCCAGATCCAGAGTACCCAGATATGCCTGAGAAGCCAGAAAGGCCTGAAACGCCGCTATAGCCCGAAATACCGCTATATCCACTGTAGCCAGAGATACCGCTGTATCCTGAATAGCCAGAAATCCCTGACCAACCGCTGTATCCGCTGTAGCCTGACACGCCAGAACCACTATAGCCAGAGATGCCTGAAAAACCAGAAAGACCAGACACACCACTATAGCCAGATGTTCCGCTATACCCGCTGTAACCTGATATACCAGAGATACCAGAGTAGCCAGAGATGCCAGACCAGCCACTATAACCGCTATAACCAGATACACCAGAACCTGAGTAGCCAGAGATACCAGAAAATCCAGAAAGACCCGATACGCCACTAAAACCTGATATGCCGCTATATCCAGAATATCCACTAATACCTGAATAACCAAACGCGCCACTGATACCAGAGTATCCAGAAAAACCACTGGTTCCTGATTTACCGCTGTATCCAGAAGTACCAGAAAAACCACTGTAGCCAGATACACCGCTAAAACCCGATGTACCTACGCCGCTATAACCAGAGTATCCACTATAACCAGACCAGCCAGAAATAGGGCCAATAACTTGTTGTGTGCCATCGCTGTAATAAATTACTAAATCGCCATTCGATGGAACGTAAACAATTGTAGTGATCAGTTTGCCGGGCGACGCAGCATTGGCAATCTGTGATACAGACGCCTGCTTTGTTACTCCGTTTTGTACCAGCGGTACCTGTTCGTTACCAGTTAAGGTGATCGCAACAGGCAGCTGCGTTATCGACTGATCTGCCATTTGTTTTTATTAAGTATAAGTAAATG